GCTACGGCTACGGCGACGGCTACGGCAACGGCAACGGCTACGGCTACGGCAACGGCTACGGCTACGGCAACTGGACGATAGAGAAAAGAAGGCAGAAAAGATGAAATCCAGCCAAATCGAAGAGGATGCCGCAATGCTATACACGGCCGGATCGATTGAAATCGGCGGAAAGGAGTACGAGGCCGAAGTTGATTACGAGATGTTCGACGGTCGCTTGACCGTACACGCGGTACGAGCCGCAAAAGTTGTTTCCGAAAAAGACACGGATGTCTGGTACGACCGGAACGGGGAGCCGCATCGCGGCCGAAAAGTCATCTTCCTAGACGTGACCGATTTTGTTTCTCGGGCAGCGTGGGAAGAGGAGATTTCCGAATATCTGAAGTATCTCTATGAAGCCAAGAGGAAAGCGGCGTGATTTCTAACAATAGTCCGTATTTCAACACCGGGCGCGGGCTGTCGAAAGCAGTGCCGGCCAAAGGCTATCTTGTCACCGGCATTTCGCCGGACGGTTCAACCATCCAGCACAACATCATCGCGCAAGATCGCCCCGAAGCGCGCAAGAAGTTCGTGGCTCGGTTCGGGGAGTTCGTTCGCGTCAGGACAAAGGAAAGCAAATGGGTATGAAGCGGCCGGCCGGAATGATGCGGGATGCTCTCAATCTCGGTGGAAACGAGAAGCAGGCCGTGCGCGACGTGACGCCAATACAGCCAAAAATCCATCGCGAGGAGCGCAAGCCACTTTTGGATAGGATAACTTCGGCCGTTTCAAGGCTGATAGGGGGGCAACGCTGATGCCATGGCTGTTTTGGTTGCAGCAATTCGAGCGCGATTCGTCGCTGTGCGGCGAAAGCGCGTATCACAGCCAGATTGACGGGGCGGTGTTTACCGCCCAATGAAAACGCCGCCCGGCTGACACTGGGCGGCGCTCGACAAACTAAGACGAGAAAGCGATGAAGACGAACATTGTAAAGTTTCGCGCTCCGGCGCGCAAGCGCCGTGACCCCAAACAGGACGCAGTGATCGATGAACTTGTAAAACTGCAAGCCGAAATCCGCCTGCTGACCGCCATGGTCAAGCGGACGATTCCGCCGAGTCCTACCCACTACAAATAGGAAGAAGACATGAGCAAGCTGAAGGGAAAGCAACCGGCGCAAGTCAGTCCTGGGAAAATCAAGATGATGACGTTCGCAAAATCGGGCGTCGGGAAAACGTGGCTAAGTATGGATTTTCCGGCGCCGTATTACATCGATTGCGAGGGCGGCGCGCGTTTGGCGCACTATCAAACCAAGCTTGAGGCGAGCGGCGGCGCTTACTTCGGGGTTGAAGACGGCGCGCTCGATTTCGCGGCGGTCATTGGACAAGTCGAGGCCCTCGCCACCGAGCGCCACCCCTACAAAACCCTGGCGATAGGCTCGATCACGAAGCTCTATCAGCACGCCATCGCGTTGGAGCAGGCCCGGCTCGGCGAAAAAGACGCTTTTGGCGCGAGCAAAAAGCCGGCGGTTTCGTCGATGCGCCGTTTGTTGATGTGGGTCAGCCGGCTCGACATGAACGTCCTGTTCGAGGCCCACGAATCGACCGAATGGGGCGTCAACCAAAAAACGGGACAGCGCGAAGAAATCGGCGTTATGGCCGACGTGTGGGACAAACTGATTTACGAGCTTGACCTTACGCTTAGGCTGGAAAAGAGAGGTCCACAGAGGGTTTGTGTGGTGAAAAAGTCGCGCCTTACCGGATTCCCGGAGGGTGAATCATTCAATGCCGATTATTCCGAGTTTGCGACTCGTTACGGCAAAGACTTCATCGAGCGCTCTAGCGTGCCTATCACGCTGGCGACCAAAGAGCAAATCTCCGAAATTGATCGCTTGCTTTCGGTCTTGAAGATACCGGAAAAAGAAATAGAACGGGTCTTGACGAAAGCGAATGCGGACAGCGTGAAAGAGCTATCGGCCGAACAGGCCGATAAAATGATCGATTGGCTAAAAGGAAAAGTGCAATGAGATTCACCCCGAAATCAGAAGCGGAAGTGGTGTCCGACACCCTTTTCCCGGCCGGAATATACCCGTTTGAGGTGATTTCTGCGGCCGACAAAATCAGCAAAGCCGGGAACGAGATGATCGAACTCAAGATCATGGTTTACGGCAACGACGGCGACACCACGAAGGTGTTTGACTATCTGATGGAAAAGGTCGCTTATAAGCTCAGGCATTTCGCGGAAACCGTCGGGTTGCTTTCAAAATACGAGCTTGGCGTTTTAGAGGCTGCCGACTGCGAGGGGAGAACAGGCTATTGCAAGCTGGTCATCGACAACAAAGACCCCGCCTATCCGCCGAAGAATTCGGTAAAGGATTACGGGAGAAAAGAAGCGGCCGATCAGGCAAAGCCGATGACGCCAGCCAATCCATCGCGGCCCGCCATGTCGCCGGCGCACAGGGCCAGCATGGACGCGCAAGCTCCATCCCCTGCGGTCGCCGGAGATTTTGACGACGACATGCCTTTTTGAGCGGCAACAACTACGCCGGCGGGGCTGGCTACAACCGTGGCGGATTCGGCATAAGATATTGATTTTTTAGTGGCCCGGCGCGGCGGGGCGTGGCGCGGCCGGGCGGGGCGTGGCCTGGCGGGGCCAGGCTGGGCGCGGCCGGGCTGGGCATGGCGTGGCGGGGCCTGGCGCGGCTGGGCAAGGCAAGGCAAGGCAAGGTTTTTAACTGTTTTATTGGCTGTCGGGGAATGCGATGAGCGTAAAAATCAACAAACCGACCGACATTATCGAAAGAAAAGTTCGATTGGTCGGACTCACCGAAATCATGTTCGACCGCTATGCGGGCAACAACGACACGAGGCTAGAACCGTGGCAAAAACTGTATTTTCAGCCGGGAGACTCGAAGGTTATTGGGATTCCGGCGCTCAACATTATGTCGTTTCTTTCGGCCCACAACACCAATTCCGCGCCGAAACGACTGAGGGACAAGCGCAAGTACAAGGACATCGCGAACGCATGTCTGAGTTTCGTGCAAATAGCCCCATCGTTCATCCCGCTGATGCGCGAAGGGTCGCCGATCCGATTCGGAAGGTTCATCGATGACAAAGACGCCGAAAGCGGCTGTTACGTGCATCGCTCGGTCGCGCGGCTCGACAAGGGTATCCCAAACCCAAAAGAGCGCCCTGTAGTGCCGTTGCCGTGGGGATTGGATTTCGATTTTACGATGTGGCCGACGCGAGAAATTCAGGAACAGGAAATCATCAACCTGTTTGAAGAAGGCGGAAGGGCTTTAGGGCTGGGCACTTTTCGCGGTGTGTTCGGTAAATTCCGCGTAGAGGGGTGGGAGTGATGCTCCCGATTCCCGCTCCGATCACGCCGCTCGCGGCCAACATGCTGGCCCCGGCCGCTTATGCCGTTATCGATAATGCCATGGCATAGAAATGACCAATCATCCTGATTCATTGATCGGATGCGCAGAAGTGGCCGAATATCTCGGCGTAAGCGCAGCGACAGCCCGGAACATTTTGAGGGCCGGCTCATTGAGAATGGAGATCGAAAGAGGGAAGCGGCGGATAGATTCGGTTCCTCCGGTCGTCCGGCGCTATATCGAGCGCGGAGTGCCATACGCTTTTCAGTACGGTGAGCGCACGAGACGGATGCGGGCTGGCGATCTGAAAGGGTGGGAGCCGGGCTAGGTTTGCTTTTTCGCGTCATCTCCATAACCCATCCATAACCCATCCATAACCCATCCATAACCCATCCATAACCTATCAATCAGGCGTACAGTGATGCAAGAACAATCCGATAAATTGAAATACACGGCGGTCTACATCAATTCGTGGATGTCAGGAAGCAACATGCACGTTCTGCCTAAAATTCGCAGAGTCGAGCGCAGCGAAAACGAAACAGTGTCCGACATGCTTGAGCGAGAAGGGATCGCTAATCGAACCGTGTTTTTGTTTGTCGGACACCCGCCGATTCTAGGGGAGTAGCTTTTGTGCTAATAAAACGAGTCAGGATAATCAGCGCCGATCTAGGCACGTATTGGTACGCCGACAAGATCGGGCAGGAGTTTTATGTGCGTGATGAACCAACGCGAATTGATATGTCTGGCCGTGGATGGAGACACAAAGTTATCTCGGTCGGCCATCACTTTGGGTGCCCAGATGGCCGATACATACAGGATCGAGACTTCGAGGTGCTGGAAACCTTCGAGGCCGATATCGTCGAAGAAACGATCATCTCGATAAAGAGGATGAACGATGAGTGAAAAGCGAGAACTAGACCTTGAAATCATCAAAAGCCTGTACCGTTTTGGCGGATTGATGGTATTCCGTGTAGTGCGATTTAACGATATATCTTTTTTGGCAGAAACACACAGATACACATTTAGTCATGAGGTTGCTACAGAAGAGCTAGAAAAGCTGAAGCGCAATGGAATGTCCGCGAAAATAGATGAGTTTATTGTAAATTTCGATGGAGCATATTCAAAATGAGCGACAAAAATTCAAACCTTGTTGAATACAAGGTGGTTTTTGAAGAAAGCCTAGATGATCTTAAACGAGAGGTGAGCGAAGCGATGCGCGATGGCTGGATTCCTCTAGGCGGGGTTTCTATTGCCGCTGTTGGCGAATGGGAACGGCCTTACGTTTTTGCGCAAGCGATGACGAGAAACCGGCCTAGCAAATGAGAGAAAAACCTATGAATGATAAAATCGCGAACAGCTTGAAGTGTTGTTTTATTTCGCCGAATGTTGGCGATAGCAACATGGAGCCCGCAAACGTGGTTGACGTTATAGAACATGTCGCAATGAACCTTGATCGTATTGCTCGCGCCATTACCCCGATAGACGCAATGCCCGCGCAGACAGATGATGGCGGTTCGGTAGGAAGTTTGACTGAAGCGGTATTTTACGTCGCAAAAAATCTTGGAAATATAGCCGAAGCCATTGATCGCTTGAGCGACGCGATCACAGAAGGTCCTTGACCATGCTTGCCACCAAACTATGCTGTACTCGCACATCAACGAAAATCGACGATGACAGGAGGCGGCATGAAAGCGTGGATCACGTTCTGGGTGACTCTATCTTTGGCGAGCGGGACGGCGATGGCGTGCTCGTTCGACACGGATTGCGAGATCGGAAGCCGGTGCGCGAAGCGGCTCGGCGAACTGGACGGCGTTTGCGTGGGCGGGATGTCGCCCGGCAACCGATACGACCGCGATCCGGTGTACGAGCGCAGAAGCAAGCGCGGCTACACCTGCTCGTTCGACACGGACTGCGACATCGGGCAGTCCTGCGTCAAGGAGTCCGGCTACATCGACGGGGTTTGCATGGGCCGTTGACCGTTGACCTAGCGCCACTTCCGGGCGTACAGTATCCCCGCTCCCGCAAAATCGGGAGCCGGGCTGACATCCCGGAAGCAAGGCGCACCACGCGCCACCAAGGGCGCTTTTTTTTGCCCTCTATGGTGGGCTGTGCGAGGAACCCTCACGGGTGGCCGGCCCTTGCCCGGTATGTCAACCTCGCACAGTTCCGCCACCATCTGCCTGACATCAGTGTTGGCGGTCTCCATGTTTAGCAAGGAGTCCGTTATGTCTACTCAGTTAATCCCCTTCTCGTTCGAGTCCGCTTCCGTCCGCGTTATAACCCACGATGACGGGTCTTGGTCGGTTGTCGCCAAGGATGTTGTTGAGGCCCTTGAATATCCGGCGTGGGATCGAAATCACGTTAAGCATGTGCCTGAAGAATGGAAGGGGGTGAATCCGATTCACACCCTTGGCGGCGAGCAAAACATGCTCACATTAACGGAGCAGGGCTTGTACTTTTTCCTTGGCCGCAGCGACAAACCCAAGGCATTGCCGTTCCAAAAGTGGCTGTTTGGCGAAGTTGTTCCATCAATCCGAAAGACCGGCTCCTACGTTCTCGGTGCCGCCAAAGCCGCGCCATCGGCCGCGCTAGATACCGCCATGCGCTACGCCAAAGAAGGGGCGCGACTGGCCCGCGCGTTCGGCTTCGACCGGAACATGATCGCCTTGTCGGCCAACAACCTCGCCCGTACCGTCACCGGAATCGACGTGCTGGAGTACATGGGCGCGGCCCACCTGCTGGCCGACCCGCGCGGCCGGACCTACACCCCGTCCGAACTGGGCAAGATGTGCGATCCGCCACTGTCCGGCATCAAGTTCAACCTGTTGTTGGAAAGCGCCGGCCTGCAAGCAAAGGAGTTCGGCGCGTGGATGCCGACCGACGCGGCCAGCGGCCTGTTCGAGTGGCTGGACACCGGAAAGCGCCACTCAAACGGAACCCCGGTCAAACAGATCAAGTGGTTCTCGGCGGTGCTGGGCAAGGTCGGCGGACAGAAGGAGGCCGCGCAATGACCGCTCAACCCGATCTTCCTCGCGTCACCCACTACGGCCCGATCATCATCGGCGACATCAACCTTGAAGCGGTTGTGTTGGCCGATGGAAGCCGTGGATACACTCAAAGACGACTGGCGCAAGCCATTGGTTTTTCAGATCAATTCAAAGGTGCCCAAGGAAGGCGTTTTTTGGAAGAAATAGCGCCTAACGCATTGAAATTATTGAACGAAACGAAGGTGCCCAAGGTTTCAATGCCGTCTGGCGGCTGGGCGTCTTTTACCCCGGTCGGAATCCTGACCCGGTGCGCGACAAGCCCCGCC